GACTGCATCGGGCAGCGGTAGGTGCATGTAGTCTCGGCCGCACCACGCCTTGTATGTCGCGTCCACCTCTTGCTGTAGGGAGCGGATACGGGAGAGGGCGGCGGCATGGTCGGTGAGTGGCACCGGCTCAACGCCATACCGCCTGGCTTGGTCGAAGGCGGGCAAGTCGCTCGCGTGCGCCTGTACCCATTCCTCGCCACCAGACTTCCAGACAACAAGCTGCGCAAGCACCGGCAGGTCTACGCCTTCGGTTGTGCTCATAGAACCTCGTCCTCTACCTGAATCGACTTGCCGCTGCGGAGCGCGGTCCACACGAGCCTGAGCAGGCGCCAGAAGCCCATGAACTCGACACGCCCGCTGGGCCAATGAACCATCCATTCGGTGCTGGACTTGTTCAGCGTCACCCGGAATGCGACCCTCGTGCTCACTGCTGACCTCCACCGGAGGCAGGTTCGGAGATACCGTCACCGGCCGCGGCAGGGCGTTTGCCATCTGCGCTGAGCGGATCTCCTGAATGTGTTTTGGGCTCGGGCGGTGATGCTGCTGGGGGCTGTGGAGCGGCGTAGAGCGGAATGGTGTAGTACCTGTCTTGCAGGTACATCGCATCAACGATCTGGCCTTCGGTGTTGGCTATACCGAACGCAATGGGCTCCTGCTCTGTGCTGGTGGCTGGCTCCTGTGCAAGCGCACGCTCGGCGGCGGCAAGCATTGGTTGGACCGCCTCAATGAGTTCGCGCAGACCATCCCACCATTCCTCGGTGGTGCGGTACACATACGAAACCTCTCCGTCGGTTCGAATGCGCTGTCTGTCGCCAAAGAAAGGCGCGGCGGCGTACCGGGACAGTTCGGCCGCCTTTGCCAGCGCCTCCCTGCACGGGTCGGCTGTGGTGTCGGTCATGGTTGCTTGTCTCCGAACGGATTGCGCGGCGCAACGGGCTCATCGGTCTCTGCCCACTGCGGGTCGAACTGTGCAAGCTGGTATCCGTGGGTGTGGCCAGCCATGAAACCCTGCTCCCATGCCCACGCTTGCTTGCGACGGATCACCTCAGCCAATGCGTCGTCCGCGGACTCAGACATTGCCGCCCTCCTTGGTGGTTGTCGGCATCCGTAGCTCTGCAACGAGTGGCTTGCCGCGCTTGTCGAACGCACCGGGGTACAGCTTTGCAAGCGTCTCAAACATGAGGCGGGAGCGGAGAGCCCGACGGCGAAGCCGGAGCGCCCAAGGAAGAGGGCTGTGCCGCCTGCTCGGCGCCCATGCAATGGAGCGCGCGCACTTGCGTGTCCGCGAGCCCACGCTCTCGTGCAGATGTGAGTGCATTGATCACAGTCTGAATGCCATGCTGATAAATTGACATGTCACGGTCGTCAAACCGATAGCCTCCTCCGTAGTCGGTGCATCCGCTGGCAATCCGCAGGGCATCATCAAACGACAGTGCCGCCTGCTCGGGAGGGAGAGATGCGAGGCGATCCCGCAGGTACTCGGCGGCTTGGCAAGCCCTGTTCCGATCAGGTACAGATAGCGCCATGCCGTTGCCGATTGCCTGGATGAAGGCGATGACGAGCTCGTCGCGCTCTTCGGTGTTGCTCATGCCTTGTCCTTTCGAGCGGCGCGGATGGCGGCGCGGAGTCCGCCAGGGTGGCGCTTGCCGTCTTGCGTAACCCAGTTGTTGACCAACTCGAACAGCTCATCTGCATCCCAGTGCCGCTGCTCTAGCCAATCCAGTAGCGCCGCATCCTCGTTCTCTGCTGCAGTGGAGGGCCGCGCAGGTACTGGCCCAGTCGTTTCACCGGCAGGAGACCCAGCCGGACCTGCGCGGCCCTTAACTTGTTCGCGATAGGTCAACTCTGCGGCCTGCATGGCCTGCTGTTTCGTCGCAAAGTCCAGCGCGAGCCGGGTCTTGCCGACCACCGCGTACCACGCGCCATTGCCGCCAAGCTCGACATTGCCAACCTCCGCAACGAGATGGCCCGCCCCGTCCACCAGCCAGTGAACGTAGAGCCGGCTCGGGTGGTCTTGCCACGCAGCGGCCGGTGCGGCAGATGGGGGAGTTGCGCGGCGGTTCCACTCGGCGCGGATTTCGGCCCAGGTGATTGGGCACAGGTCGCCAAAGCTGCCTCGGGTTCTCACGCCGCAGGATGAGCAGGCGACATAGCCCCACAGCACCATATCGGCGTCGTGCTCGGTGCATTGACCCGCCTTGCCGCCGCAGAACGGACATGGCGCCAGCGCGCGCTCCTGCGCTTGGGTGGTGCTCATGCTGTCAGCCTCCCAGTACGTAGTAGATGAACGCGATGGCTATTGCCGCGCCGCATATCGGCATGACCACAAACTGGCCGATTGCCTGGATCAGTTCAACGCTCATGTCGGCTCCCCTGGTGCTTGGTTGGCGACAGATTCGTGTTCCAGGTACATGCGAATCCGATCAAGCTCCAGCGCGTCTTCCACGCTAGAAAAAGAGCGGTAATGGAGCTTCGTGTAGGCCCAGCGGAGAAGCTCGTGGACATACTGGAGGTCATCGCTCGACGGATCGGTCGTGGGCGCATCCCGCTCTACTGCTGGGGATGCTGCGCGCGCTTGCCATGCCCACCACGCAGCGTGGGTGCGCGTGTCGGCGTAAACCTCATGGCCATCGATACACGTCGCGTTCGGTATCTTCTGGGTGCTATAGCCCTCACGCAAGCACCATGCTTCAAACGCATCGCGCTCGTTGGCCATGGGCGGCGCTTGGATGGATGCTGATAGTGCGGCGCACTGGCGGCCGTACTCGATGCAGTCGGACAGCGTCACTAGCGGCACGCTGCGCTCGTCGGGGTTGACAACGGCAATGGAGTAGGCGTCCGCGAACGTCTCGCTGCGCTTGAATCGCTCCAGATCGCTCGGGTATATGTGCGCCGCAGCTTCGGGCAGCGCAGGCTCTGCGGCTTTGGTGTCGTGTGTCATGCCTTCCTCGCCTTCCGTTGTGCGCGTCGAGCCTTGCTGGCGGCCTTGGCCTTGGCGCGGTTCTTTGCGGTCTTCGATGCCTTCGTTGGGCTGCGCCATGGGGTCATCTTGGTTTCGGCCCACGGCCTGACATTGATCGGTGCCTCGTCTGTCGCCATGCCAAGCGCCATCGCAGCAGACGCTAGGTGCATCAGGGTCATGCATGTCCTTCGGTCTTGGGGCGAGGGCTGCACGCAGTTTTGGAATAAGGTCTTCCTCCCCGCGCTCGATAGCGCCAGTCAGCCCGCCATCTGTCGGGCCCCACTCGCCATCAATCTGCGCCCAGTCGTTTTCGATCCGCACAAGCGCCTCGCTCAACAGCGCGAGTAGCGCTCCACGCTCTCGGGCTAGCTCGTCTCGCTCTCGTGTTAGCTCTGCGATGAGTGCTTCGTTGTCCATCGAAATCCCCTTTTGTTCATTTGCTCGCGGGTGTGGCTGACTCTCTGACGCGACGGTCACCGTTCTGGAATCGCGCTACTTCTCGGCGAACGCGATCACATCCGCAGGCACGCTGCGTTTGGACTGAGAGGTGACCTGTAACTGCACCTTCACGGTTCGAAGGATTTCGCGCGCCTGAGCGGCGATGGCGTCCCCTTGCCCTGGCTGAACAACCCCGCTCTTCAGGCCGTTCAGCGTCTCCCACAGCGCAGACTTGAGGTTCGTGGCATTCAGGTCTGGGGTCTTGGTATCGGTGGTCATAGTGCTCTCCGGCGCTGCTGCGCTTTGTTGATGGTCCCGTTGGCGAGTCTGATTTCGTAGTTGGTCGCGCGCTCGCCGATCTCGCGATCCAGGTCCTGCAAAACAAGGAATGCCTCGGCGAACTCGCCGAACTGCTTGCATGCGCGGTGGCGCCTGTCGTATTCGGCCTTCCATGCCTTGTATTCCGGGCGCCGGCAGTATTCGACGTGCAGGTGCATGCGCTCCTTGCGGATGGCAGCCTCCTTGATCGGGTCGCGCGTTCGCTGGTAGTACGCTCGCTTTTCAGCCTTGATGCGCTCGGCTAGTAACTCACGGCGGCGTGCGTCATAGGCCGCCTTGGCTGCCTTGCGCTCGGCTTCTGTCGGAGGGTTGGCGAGGCGCCTAGCGAGGCCGGCGCATATGCGATTGCAGAACATTGGCCGTCCCTCACGAAGGGCGCGGTTGATGTAGTTCTGGGCTTGCTGCACTTCGGCGCCGCAATACTTGCAGAGTGGTCTCATGTAGCGTTCTGGCATCAGGTGGGTTGCGCGTCCGTCTCGGCAACAACGCCACGCGCCGCCGCAGTCGCAGTCAAGAAGTCCAGCCACTCGCTGAACCGGCGCTTGCCCATCTGGCTGGTGCGCATGCCAAGCAGCACAACGCCGCCGTTCAGTCCCATGGCCAAGCGAGCCGTCTCGTTCTGGAAAGCCGCGCTCAGCACGTCCTTCCACTCCTCTTTGCTCATGTGGACCATCTGCCCATTGACAGGCCACATCAGCTGTTCGGCGAATGCCTGCAGAATCGGCCACTGAGCGCTGTTCTGCTCGACCGAGCGGGTTGGTTCGGCGATGGTCACACCGTAGCCTTCAGGGGCCTCGGCAACGGCTGCTAGAGCACGGCGGCGGGCCAGGGCATGCGATAGGACGAAGGAGCGCTTCATCGAATCAGCCCCCAGCCATCCGCAGAAGCGCCTTTGCGGCTTCGATATCCGCAACGCTGACACCATCAGGCATGCGATACGTGCTGGATACGGCTGTCTTGAATGCCCGCCATGCCTCCTCAGTGGCAACTTTCTTGCTCCATGCCTCCTCGCTTGCGTGCAAGCTGGCGTGCGACGAGTAACCACCAAAGTCAACATCCAGCGTGTCTTTCTTTGCCCGACGCCCATTACTGAGCATCAGCCATTTGCGGCCAACGCCTTCAACCGTCACGTACTCGCTGCGCTCGTACCGCGCGGTGGTCGCGTACCAGAGCCGGTCCCCCACCTTGATCTCGGTCATGGCCGGTACTCCGCAGAATCGAACACGCCAATCTCCTGCTTTAGCCTCGCCAGCAACTCGAACTCGGTCCCGTACTTCGCCTCAAACCGGGCTTTGTAGGGATGGCGGCTAATCAGCCCTAACGCCGCGCCGTTCTGGTGATGGCCTGGGTCACACAAAGGCACAGTGAACAGATGCCCCAGCCTGCGCCCGGCCTCCACGATGTGATGCACAGCGGTTGGTCGTGGTTGGTGCCCGTCGAGCCGGCAGGCAATGCAGCCGTACTCCACGATGGATGCCATCCACTTGGCCTCAATCGCCGTTGGCTTGCGCTTGCCGGGCTTGGCCTCGATGCCCTTCGGCACCACGACAGACTCATTCGCTGCCGGTGCATATACGCCTCTACAGCCGACGATGGGCCGCACAGGTTGGCGAGGAGGGCGCACATAGGCACGCTTGAAGCTCACTTGATTTCCAGCCGCACGCCGCGTGTGAGGTGTGCGCCCGGGACCTCGCGTCCGGCCCTTAGCGCTTCGCTGATTGCCTTCTTGTCCGGGGCGGCTGGCGGCAGCTCCGGCTGGCGCATGAACTCGGCCGGAATAAGTCCAGGTTCGTTGATCACGACGGCGGGCGGGTTCTGCTTTACCGATAGGGCGAAGTGCAGCCCCTCAATCTTCTGGATGCCAGCGTGCTGCATGCAGTCCAAGAGGTACTTCGTCACCCGCTCAGCGCGGGCCTCGTATGCCTTGCGGCGTGCGGCCATTGCGGCTTCGGCCTCCTTGATCGATGCGGCTAGCGCCTGCATGTTGCGGACGACCATCGCAGTGTTCTTCGCCTTCACCTCCAGGTCGCCGGACATGCCTTCAAGGGTGTCGGCGATTACCTCATCCGGCAGATCAAGGTCTGCCAGCCGTTCGGCGGCGGCGCGGTACTCGTGGGAAAGCAGGTACAGGGCGGTCATGCGCTTACTCCGATGCGGCATGCGCCGCGCGGTGATGTGGGACACAAAGCCAGACCACGGATAGCGGATTCGAATAGTCTGGGTGGTGGGCTTCTGGCGGTTTGCCGCACTCGGGCACGGCGCAAATTGGCCATGGCTTCAGTGCGCCTCGGCGTACCGCATTCCCGAGTGCCACATGGGCCGCGCGACGCTCCGGGTTGGCTGCGCGCCATTCGGCCTGCACTCGCTTTGACAGCGCAATACGGTGTGGCATTGCGGCGCGCATCCTGTCGTACTGACGGACACGTTCCAGGTTCAGCTGCCGGTGCGCCGCCGCGTCGTCCTTTGTGCACTCCTTGCACTTGTTGAGATGGCCATCGGCCATCCGCGCGTGCTTGTAGAACGAGCCAATCGGCTTAACACAGAGGCACTTGAAGCATCGCTTTTCCATGGGCGCCTCCCTGGGTCAATAGTGGTATCGGCGCATCCGACGCTCGGTCGGCATCGCCATGTCATGGGCCATGGCGGACGAGATGAAAGGGATGTCGTCGTCCATGTCATCGAAGCCGCCGCCAGATGCGGCGGGACGTGATGCGCCGCCAGCTGCGGCTCCGGTCTTACTCGGACGAAGTGGCCGGTCGCGCAGCGTGGCAACGATCTTTGCCAGCTGCTCCGGCTTTGCTTTACGGTCCAGGATCTCGGATGCCGTCAATTCGGTTGATGCCTGGAACACTCCGGCTAGCACCATGCGTTTGCCGATGGAGCCGTCGCCCTTCTCGTATTGCTCGGACTCCAGCAGCAGGCCGATGTCCTTGTTCATCAGGTCCACGAAGCACGGCGCTTCGCTGTCAACCTCGGCATTCGCCGCCTGGTCCCACTTCTTGACCTTGCATGTCATCGGCTTGATGTCACGCAGGCCAAGGCAAGTCATCAGAGCCATGACAAAGCCGTGGCCGATGTTGATCCTGGACCCATCCTTCTTCGCTGTGTAGAGAGCAAAGCGTGTCTTCTGGCCGTCACGAGTGACGAACGAGAAGTCGATCCCTTTCGTCCCCTTGTCGGTCTCGATGTCTTCGGCCCGCAAGAGCTTGCCAACGTACTTGCCGGTTTCGTTGATGACCCCGCCTCGCTGGTCTGCCTTGCGCGCTTGGTTTGTGTCGAGTGAATAGCTGGACATGTGTGTTCTCTGTTGGTGTGGTTAAGCGGCGGCCTGCATTGGCCGGATTTCGTAGAAATCGCAGATGGCCTCGTCCACTGCGCTCAAGTCGTTGGGGATGAGTCGCTCAGCGAACATGCCAAGCGGTGACTTGGTCGTGTCATTGCCGTTGTTCTGCGTCGCAAAGAAGTAATCGCCGTCGCGCACTGAGGTGCGCAGAACGATGGTCACCATGCCCTCGATGGTGATCTTGTCGTCGAGCATCTTCCCGATGGTCTTGATGCTGGTGTGCCCCTGCTCATTGGATTGCGTGTGAGCAAGGATGTAGACACGACGATGAGCAGCAAGATCGCCTGCGGCCATGAGAATGTTCCAGGCATTGCGGCCGATGTCGCTGAACTTGTCATAGCCCTTCTCTTGGCTACGGCGCATGAACTCATTCGCCATCACGTACTGGAAGTCATCGATAACGACGATGTCTTGCGGAGATTGGCGCAGGAGCTTCTCGATCAGATGAGCGTCATCTGTCTGGATGACGTTGCCTTCAGATTTCAGTGATGCCCGCGTCTTCCACCCCGCTGCCTTGAATGGCAGCGGCTTCTTGATGGCCTGAATGAGAAGGGTCTTGCTGGGGTCGAGAGTGCGAAGGCTGGTTGATTTGCCGGTCCCGCTTTCCCCAAGGATCAGTGTTACGACGTTCATGCTGTTGGTCCTGTTCGTAAATTGCTTGCTGTTCGATTTCGTAGAAGAGCCGCTTCGCACCACTCATGCAAAGAGCCTCCAGGCGAGCGTGCGCACCTGATTCGCCACGCCACGGATAAGCGGGCGAGTCGGCCGATACGGTCCAACGATGTGGCCATAAGCGACCATGCGTACCAGCACCCGGTCAGTGAGCACGGCCTCGGCTTGTTGAGCAAGGCAGCCGTTCATACTGGCGCCCCACACACGACAGTCACCACAGCACCAGCGATGCCGACCAGTGCGATGAGGACTGTGTCCAGGCTGTTCCAGCGATAGGCATTCATGCGCCGGCCCCCGGTAGTTGCAGCCCGAATGCTTTAGCGCACTCCATGGTGTAGCCCTCGATCTCGGCGCTGTATCTATCCCAGTTCTCGTCCCGTTCGATGCTGCAAAAATCCGCGATACGGTCGGAGAGCAGGCGAGCCACCTTCGCAAGCTGGGCGGGTGTCACCACCCCCCGTTGGTGTGTCACCGTCTCGTAGGGCGCACCGATCGAGCGGAGGATCGCTCCTGTCTTTGCCGGTGCAGCACGCCATGCCTGCCAGTCTGCATAGCCATCCGGGGCGCGACCGATGAACACGCAGTTCCAAGACTCGTTTGCGCCGCTGTGGCTCGACGGCTCTTCTGGTTCATGAACGAAGCGCACCGGCGACGGGTTAAGGCAGCGGCGAGCGGGTACGCATGCACTGCACAGCCTCGGGCATGGGTAGCAGCTCATGACTGCACCTCTGTGTCTGCGAAATCACCGATGCGACGCGCCGACCATTCGCTCGCGCCGATACCGATGAGCACCATGCACACGACCTGCGCGGCTGTGATGAGATGGGCACTCATGCGGCACCTCCAGTAGCCTTGGCGTAGGCGGCACGAGCCCTGGCTTCTGCGGGCGTGTCGCCGGCTGGTGTGCCACGAAGCACACCGCACGCATCCATCAGCCCAGCCAGCGCCTGCAGCAGCTCAGGAGCGGCAGCGATCAGGCGGGCGTTGGCGACGACGGGGTAACCCACACATCCTTCGTCGTGCCAGCCCTTGTGTGCCGTGGCGAGTGGCTTGTCGCCGGCAACGCCGCCACCGTCCCGGTAGAGGTCGATCGGATTGCGTCGCCAGATATCCCCGCGACTGTCGGCATACCATGGCCCCGGTGTGTGCTGCGCGCTCATTGCAGAACCTCATCCGGCAGCGCGCGATAGCGCACGATGTCCGACACACCACCAAAGGCCATCCACAGCAGCGTGCAGGCCAGGGCCGTGCCGATCGCGCCATCGCGCTGCATGAACTCAACGACAGCAGCCGGTGGCACGGGGCAGCCACCTCCGTGCCATTCGGTCCAGCCGGGCGCGTCCAGGCGCTTGCGAAGCGCTTGCTCGGCAGCAGGCAGGCGAGGGCGGGGCAGGGTGACGCGGCCCAGGCGTGGCTCGTCGTCGGGAAGCTGGCCGTACAGCACGGCCGGGAAGCCAAGGAGGTGATCGCGCATCATGTCGTTTGCTCCATGCGTTGAGGGGCGGGCGCCATCGCCTTTGCGACGACGCGCTGCATTGCCTCGATCAGCCGAGGCGGCAAGTACGAATTCGGGTCGCTGGGCGGCTCTGCTGACGTGCACTCGTGCAGTACGGTGTCGATGACGGAGAGCATCTCGGCCTCCAGCAGGGTCAGTTGCATGCCTGCTCCTTGGCGAAGTAGACGCAGTGGTCCGATAGCTCATCGCGCCGATTGATGTGCCCGCCATCCGGGGTCGGCCTGCGGAGCCAGTACATGGATGCGGGGAGTGGTGGCAGCTTCCACGGGTAGCCGCACGTCCCAACGCCGGAAGGGTGCAGGTTCCCCGCAGCGTTTCGCTTCCACTCGGCATGCTTGCAGCCGGTGCAGTTCTTCATGCCGCCTCCTTGGCGATCGGCTGCACGTTGTCCAGTGCGTGCTCCATGTCGGCGAGCGCCTCAAACACAGGCTCAAGGTCGAACTCGCGGTTGAAGGTGCCGATGCGGCCGTGCGCTGCGTTGAGCAATGCGTTCAGGTCATCCAGCGTGCGCAGAGGAGCGCTGCGGATGGCGGACAGTGCTGCTTCGAGAGTCATGTGGCATCCGGCTCTGTGGTGAGCGGCTCGAACAGCTCGCGCAGCACACCGGCTACGCACGGGCCATCGCTGTAGATGTTGCCAATAGACGTGGCGACCCTCGTCTGCGACATATCGAGCGGAATGCCGCCAATGTCGTGAGGAACGAGCACAAACCCGTTGGCTGTCTTGATGACGATGACCGCATTCATGCCGGCACCCGGTCGTAAAGGGCCGCCGCCTCAGTCGCCAGGAAGTCCTGGTGATAGCGCACGCCGTCATCGACATTGCGCGGCCTGGTGTAGTCGCAGCCTGGATACGTCGCGCGGATGAGCTGGACAGCCACATCGGCGTTCTCAGCCGGCACTTCGATGCGCTTCGTGACGCCAGCTGCTGGCGTGATCCACGACTTGAAGACGCTCATACCAGCGCCTCCAGCAGCTCATCAACAGCCGCCGCCTGCTCTGCCGTTACCTCGTCATCAAGGCGTGAGGGCTCAAGAGGCTCAAGCGGGGCAGGTGCTAGGTAGTGCGCTAGAAGCTCGTCCATTCCCATCTCCTGTGCCCCAGCTGCGGGGCTTGTCGATGGGATGGAGTATAGGCATTGCCGATTGATAACGCAATGGCATTGCCTATCTATCGATGCGTAGAGGAAACCCTAGATCTAGCACCTGTGCGATATGCCGCACACGGCGCTATCCCGGCTCGCGTGTGAGGGCGCCCTGTGCATTTGTGCACTGCACGATTGCCGTTGTGGTCGGAATCCGTAGAATCACCAATGCCACAGGCGCAATCTTTGGCATACTGCGAACGAGCCCTCAAGCTCTTGCCGTTTCCCCGATAGGGGCCGTGATTGCGCCACGGACGGCAAGGCCTTGAGGGCTTTCCGTTCTGGTGGCCGCACTCCTGGCGTCACCAATGCGGGCCAACTGTCCCGGCGAGGAAGGAAAGCAGGGACCGCGCGCCGCTAGCAAGCAACGGGGCAGATCCGGAACGCGTGGGGGCTGGCCTTATCAGTGAAGCCCGGGGAGCATGCAGGCGCATGCCATCGCTGATCCGCTATGCGGGGTGATTCCTCCCACCTACAACCACATCCCGTGGGGTAGGGGGAGGCCATTTGGTGATTTCACCCCTGCTGGGGAGCTACTGCACCTGCACTGAGGACGGGCACGAGCCTGGGAACGCTCGCCAGAAGGTCTGCCCGGCGTAGTTGTACTCACAGCGCCAGACCGACATGCCGGTGACCGACTGGCCCATCTCTTGACGGCCGGTCCAATAGGCACTGGCGCCCTGCTGAATCTGCATTGCGGGCGGTGGTGGTGCTCCGCCGCTGACGGGGTATGGCATCGGCAGCGGTTGAAACGGCCGCCAACCCGGTGGAGGCTGCCAGCCGCTACAGCCTGCCAGCGCCAAACCCATAACGGCGGCCGCAATGATTCGCTTCATGTTGTCATCTCCCTGGTTGTGCGGTACACGAAAACTAGAGTCGCCCACCCATCCGCTTGAGGGGGTGGTGTGTGAAAAATACACGCAATGCCCGCGCGACTCGGGCGTTAAATGGACACAACACCAACAACAACCGGGCGAAACCTATATGCGAAGGGGACGGAAATGCACAGTGGACCGGCTATATCCGGAGCGGTTGGTGCCGCGCGCCATGCTGGCGCAGTGATAGTTACCCCCACTGGGGCGCTGACCACAAAGGTATACGAATCGGCCCTGGAGCTGGTGAGCCTGGAGGCGGATCAGCGGCCGTTTAGCACGCTAGTCATCGATCTCACACGCACGGACCCGGCATGCGACTGGGATGGCGGCACGCAGGCTTCGGGGAAGTTCTGCCGAGCGCATCACGTCCGCTGCGCCCTGGTTGTCCCGACGTGGATGCTGCTTCAGGCGCGAAGCGAATGCTTCCGACAAACGGCGGCATCCGGGCTCATTTGGGTCACGTTCCTTCGCCTTCCTGATGCCCTCGAATGGGCCGCGAGCTGGCGCGTTTCTCCTGGAGCGAATGCACTACCTCTGCAGTCCCGGTACGAACATCCATCACCGCAGTTTCTGCATTAGCCACCGCCAACAGGCGTAAGTGGGGTGGCGTGGCCGCGATCATCTGCATCAGGTGGGCGATGCTGACAGCGAAGTCCTCGTTCGTGCCGGATGCTGGCGGGGCGGGGGTATCCCATGCGCTCGGGAGTCCCCAGTGCTCGGGGCCGGCGACATCCTTGAAATACGCCACTAGCGCGGGGATGTGCTGCTTTCCGATGCGCCCGAACTTGATCCACTCTGATACGGACGGCTGCGTGATGCCGAAGGCCTTCGCGACGTCTTTTTGAGTCACGCCTTTCTTCGCCATTGCCCCTTTGAGGGCGGCGCCTAGTTCCGGCCCGGTATGCATACCTAGATTGCAACAGGCACTGCCTGTAATAGGCAATGCGCTTGCGGTGCGCATCGGCAATGCCTATACTTCGGCACATGAATGCAATCGAGCGAGCCATCAAATGCTTCGGCAGCCAGGCGGCTATGGCATCTGCCCTCGGAGTGACGCAACCAACCATCAGCGAGTGGCTTAGAGGCGAGCGCAAGGTGCCCACGAAGCGGTGCCCGGTCATCGAGCGTGAGACCCGAGCCCGTGGCGTTGTCATCCTCTGCGAGGAGCTGCGCCCGGATGTCGCGTGGAGTGTGTTGCGCGCCCCTGCCGAGCCAGAAACCAAGGCAGCCGCCTAGCAGCCCATGCGTAGCTTCATCCTGTTCGTACTCGGGTGGCAGGTGACGAGATTCCTCTGCTGTCTCTATGAGCTGAGCCGCGGAGCAAAGGTTGAGCGTGATGGCTTCGACCTCGCATTCGCGTGCTTCATGGCTGCCCTCACATGCGCCTGGGCGCTGCTCGTTCTGAGGTAGCCCATGCGCACCGCTATGACTGCCGCAAAGACCGTGCCGTGCGCGATCGTCTTCTCCGCGCTGCTCCTCGTGTGGGCGTTGGCCTACATGCTGGAAGGCGGCCTGGATCGCGCGTTGGTGTGGCTGGTCAACCGCTGGCCCGAGTGCTGACGCATGGGCCCTCATCGCTTGCACTCCAGCTGCATGAGCAGGTCCGCGTGCAGCGCATCGATCGCGCGCCGGAACACCTCCCGCGCAAACGAGTTTCCCGCCACCACCACTCCTGTGCCTACCTCCCCGGTGGCGGGCTTCTTCGCTCCGGCGCCAGTACGGGCCGGAGCGTTCTTTCGCGGTGCTGGTTTGTTGGTGCTCATTCGCGTCCTCAATTCATCTCAGTGTTGCAGTGCGTCATTGCGGCATAGGGAGCAATTCATCCGGGGTGGAGTAGTCAATTCCTCCTCCGTCATCAATCGACGCCTGTGTGCAGCGTCCAGCCCTAAGCCCCCGGCCGAGGGGGGCATCCCGACAGTCGGGGGTAGATGGGTTCGGGCGCTGCACAGAGGTGTTTGTTTTTTGAGCGTCTCGCATAGCCCTCAGTTTTCGCCCGCGCCAACGGCGGACGCAACGGAGGATTCAATGAACTCTTCCTATGGATGCCCCCGTATGGAGACCACGTCACTGCCGCTGATCGGCGTGATTGAGCCGCCGCGAGCCGTGCCCACGGCCGCGGTCCTTGCCTGTAAGACCTATCGCGAAGCTGTGCGCGCGTGCTGGATGCGCCGCCGCGTGCACTACATGACGCAGCGTCAGTTGGCGATCTACGCCGGCCTGCGCCCGCAGCTCATCAGCGACTACCTGAACCCAGACGACACGCCGCAGCGGCGCGACTTGCCCGCGGAATGCATTGCCGCGTTCGAGACCGTGTGCGGCAACTCACTCGTAAGCCAGTGGGTCGCCGCGCAATCCAAGCTGACCGTGCTCGAAGAGATGCAAGCAACGAGGGCGGCGGCATGAACCAACTGAGCATCTGGAGTCATCGCATGACGTACGTGAACCACAAGGGCGAGCCCATCAACCCGGCCGCACTGGCGCACAAGTACGCCAAGCCCAAGGTCATGCGCGACTCACCGCTCAAGCGCACTGATGACCGCGGCGTAGCGAAGGTGTCCGATGGCTTTCTCGTCACTGGATTCAGCCCAGAGCAGCTGGAGCACGCGCGCAAGAGCCACGAGACCGACATCGAGCTTGCCAACGCGCACAACGCCCAGAACCCCACCAAGCCGGTAGATGTGCCTCCACCATGGGACGAGGACGCCTACATGCGCAAAGCCAAGCCCAAGCGCCTGCGCTCGAAGCCGTATGCCATCGCGTCGGCCGCTGACCAGTGCGCAGAGCTGGCGCGCAAGGCCGGCTGGAAGAACGTTCGGGTTGAGGAGGTCATGAAGGCATGAGCAACTCCGCTTCCGAGTTCGTCTGCCGCGCTGTGCTCAATCCACGAGCGTCTCAAAGCTCCGCGCCAAGTTGGCGGCTGCTGAAAAGCGCGTATGGGATGCCCAGCACATCGGCTGGGATCTGCTGGCTCAGAGCTGGCAGCGTGATGTCGAGGCCATCAAGGCGCGACTGGATGAGCTTGGAGCGGGGCAGTGGCGCAGGCGCCGTCGTGTTGTCGCAGCACCTGTGGCCGAGGAGGCAGTGTGCTGACAAAAGGGCAGGGGGCCTGATGGCTGGTGGCATCGACTGGTTCCGCTGGCATCACGGCAGCGTCAACGACCCCAAGTTTCAACTTGTGGCGAAGAAGGCTGGCGCGTCGGTGGCGGAGGTGCTCGCGGTGTGGGCGTGCCTGCTTGAGGCCGCAAGCTCATCAGACGAGCGCGGAGACCCCGGGGAACCAGACTTCGAGGCCATCGATTGCGCCATGGGCTTGCAGGACGGCAGGTCATCGGCGATCTACCAGCACATGTGCGAGCGCGGGCTCATTTCCGAGGATGGCCGCATCGCTTCATGGGAGAAGCGCCAGCCCAAGCGTGAGCGAGAAGACGACAACAGCACTGAGCGTTCCAGGGCGTTTCGTGAGCGGCAACGCCATGCAACGCCATGCAACGCCAATGACGGCACGGAAACGCCTAGAGAAGAGAAGAGAAGAGAAGAGAAGAAGAAAGACATACCGCGCGTGACCGCGCTCGACGATGTCGGGTTCGTCGCCTTCTGGGCTGCATACCCGAACAAAGCCGGTCGCAAAGACGCAACCAGGGCGTGGCAGAAGCTATCCCCGGATGAGGCGTTGCAGGCATCCATCCTCAAGGCTCTTGCATGGCAGAGCCAGGGTGAGGATTGGCGCAAGGAGGGCGGCCGTTTCGTCCCTCGTGCTGCAACCTACCTCAACGGCGAACGCTGGCTCGATGAGCCGCCGAAGGCTGCCGCAGTGGTTGACATCTTCGCTGGAGCGCGGTGATGCGTGGCCTGCAGCATCTCGTTGCCATGCGTCGCTCGGGCTACAGGCCCAACGTCGCATTCATCGACTGCGATGCAGGCCCGAAGGCATTGCCCGCCTGGGCGCAGTGGCAGCACCTCAACCCCGACATGGCGGACATCGAGATTGAGCCGGCGGACGCCCTGCTGCGCATCGACTGGAGGCCATTCGTCGGGATGCTGGTGCACGTCAGCGGCACCAGTGAGGCGAGGGTGCGCGGCGTGAAAGACCGGCTCATCGAGGCTGGCGCAAAGCGAGTGATCTACACCCTGCACCAGCAGATCGGCCAGGACGAGTGGATCGCATTCAAGACCGTGTGGGTGTACGACACGGAAGGCCAATTCGCACCGAGGGAGGCCTGATGGCCAGGGTACTCACCGACGACATCGACTACGCGTCCTATGAGCGGCAGACCGAATGCCGCGCCAAGGTTCGGCGTGCTGCCGTGTTCACCGACGAGCTGCACGCGAGGTTCCTGCCGCCCGAGAAGCAGCCGCGGCACCCGGAGATGTTCTCCACGAAGCTGCGTGGTGGGCTGCGCTTCCGGCCGGGCGAGGTCACCTGCTGGACTGGCTACAGCAAGCACCGCAAGAGCATGTTCACCGGCCAGGTGGCCCTGGACCTGTGCGTGCAGCGCGAGCGCGTGCTGATGGCGTCGTTCGAGATGTACCCAGCCGACACCCTGACGCGCATGGCCAAACAGGCATCCGGCATCCAGCCCCCGACCACCGGCTGGCTGGATCGGTTCGCCCAATGGACGGATAACCGCCTATGGCTGTTCGACCACGTTGGGCGCATCAACCCGCAGCAGTGCATGGCCGTGGCCCGCTACTTTGCCGAGGAGTGCAAGGGTACCCAGTTCTTCGTGGACTCGATGATGATGGTCGTCGGCAGCGAGGAGAGCGCGGACGAACAGAAGCAGTTCGCCACCGACATCATCCGGGTGGCCCAAGAAACGGGCCTCCACATCCATCTCATCACGCACTGCCGCAAGCCGCAGGGCGGGGACGAGTCGAAGCCGCCGACGAAGTACGACGTGCGCGGATCGGCCGCCATCACCGACCAAGCGCACAACATCGTCACCGTGTGGGCGAACAAGGCCAAGCGGGCGAAGCTGGAGCGCAACGCATTCGATGCCGAGGCAGCGCAGGAGCCGGATGCGCTGGTGAGCGTCGAGGGGCAGCGCAACGGCGCATTCGAGGGACGCGTAAAGCTCTGGTTCCACGACGAGAGCATGCGGTTCCTGGATGAGCAGTTCGGCAATTGCGAGCCCTACACCCTATCGGAGCCAGCATGAACAGCCAGACAGCCAACCAGGGACGCTACGTCAACTGGGACGCAGCACTAGGCATCTGCCTGGTGTTTGCGCCGTGGATCGTGATTGCCGGTGTCGTGCATCTCGTGGCGAGGTGGCTATGACCCGCAAGTACGGGAACAAGCCGTGCGAGGTCGGCGGGCAGAAGTACCGCAGCCAGCGCGAGCGCGACAGGCACATGGAGCTGCAACTGTTGGAGCGCGCGGGGCAGATCGCTGGACTCACGCGTGAGGTGCCGTTTGTGCTGGCCGACGCGGTGACGATCCAGGGCCGCAAGCGTCCGGCGTTGCGCTACTACGCGGACTTCGTTTACTGCACAGCTGATGGCCTGCACGTGGTCGAGGACTGCAAGGGCGTGAGGACAGAGGCCTACCGAGTCAAGCGCCATCTGATGCGGTCGGTGCATGGCATCGAGATCAAGGAGACATGAATGACGTGGCATCGCAACGCCGTGGTGAGTAGCGAGCTGACGCCGCGAGAACGGGAAGTACTGACGCTGGTTGGAAAGGGTTGCACGGACGGCGAGGTGGCGAACCTGCTTGGGATAACGGCTGGCACGGTCCGGAGTTACATGCAGGTCATCTTCGAGAAGCTGGACGTGTCGGGCCGTGTAGAAGCGGCGGTATGGGCGTGCAAGCAAGGATGGCTGTAGTGACGGCACACGACACACAACAGGAGGTAGAGCCGCTATGAGTGCAGAGGGTTACGGCATCAATATTACGGGCGCGACATTTGTGGGCCTGCAATTAGTCCTAGCCGCAAAGCAATTCGCGCATTGGCGCTACGAGTGCATGGCATGCGGAGTTCCGTACACCGAGATCAGCATCAACTGCGACGACAGGGTGATCACCCTGTCGTATGACGAGTTCGTTCGCCGCGTGTTCATGGGCGACGCAGCACAGGAGGTAGAGGCATGAAGAACCTATGGATCGTGATAGCCGTGGTGGCCTGTGTTGTCGCGCTGGGCGCAATGGATGTCATCAAGGCGAGGGATCAGGAAGTCACTGCGGCGGCGCTGAAGCTGGCCCTAGAGTCCGAGAAGACGCGCCAATTGGAGGCGCTTGCCAGGAGTGCGAAGTGCATTCGCCAGGACGGCCTGTGACCGGCTGCAAAGCATGCGAAGAGGCGGAAACGAATCCGCGCACAGGCCTGTACACCCACGGGTGCATGCAGTGCCAAGCCAGGATGCTTGCGCATAGCCCAGCAGCACATGTGAGAGAGCGAGACCCATCAGCAATTCAGGCGGCGATGCGGAAAACCTGGCCGGAAGAAGAGAAGTACCGGCGAGGCAGATCGATGGTGTGGGCGTGGATTAAGAGGCTGGAGGCCTGATTTGAGAAGAGACGTTATGCAATGCCCTAAAGGTATGTCCGTGCTTGTCACGGGTGGGACGGGATTCTTCGGACAGGCCTTCGTCAGAGAGGCGCTGGAGCGCGGGGCGCGGCGCGTTTGCGTTCTGTCGCGCGATGAGCACAAGCATGCAGCGATGCAGGAGGCGTTCGCTGACGACCCACGGCTACGCTGGTTCGTTGGCGATGTGAGGTTCCAGGATCGGCTCGAGGAGGCGATGGAGGATGTTGACCTCGTTGTACACGCGGCCGCATTGAAGCGCATCCAGACGGGGTTTTACAACCCGGAGGAGATGAAGCGTACGAACGTAGAGGGAGCCTGGAATGTCATCAAGGCGGCGAAGCGTATGCGGGTGTCCCGCGTGGTCGCGCTGTCATCTGACAAGGCGTTCGAGCCGGTGAGTGAGTACGGCCGATCCAAGGCCTCGGCCGAGGGGGCGTTTCTATCGGCCAACAACACCAGGGGTGCTAACGGGCCTATCTATGCCTGTGTTCGCTATGGCAACGTCTGGAACAGCACTGGGTCCATCGTCCCGAAATGGCGCGCGCTCATTGCCGCCGGGGCGACGGAGGTTCCCGTCACCGACCCAGATTGCACGCGATTCTTCATGCGCATTAGTGAGGCGGTGGACCTCGTGATGCACACGGCGGAGACGATGAAGGGCGGGGAATTGAACATCCCAGACTTGCCGGCGTTTCGGGTCGGCGACTTGGCTGAAGCGATGGGGGTTGGCATGCGGGTTATGGGGCTGCCGGCCTTTGAGAAAAAGCACGAAGCGATGGGCCCCGGCAACAGCAGTGATCTGGCGCGCCGCATGTCGGTGGATGAGTTGCGCAAGGAGTTGGAATGCGTCCGATGAGCCCACACGACGTAACCCGCCAGTTCGAGGCGGCCCTGTGCGAGTACACCGGTGCCAAGTACGCGGTGACGACGACCAGCTGCACGATGGCGATTCAGATCGCTCTGGCGTGGCATTGCTGGTCGGGCAAGGGGTCGAAAGTGAGCATGCCGCGCCTGTCCTATGTAGGAGTGCCGGCGGCGATCCTGAATGCAGGCATGTGGCCGGAGTTTCGCCGCGAGGACTGGCAGGGCGAATACCAGTTCGAGCCGCTGCCGGTGTGGGACTCGGCCCGCCGATTCACCAGCGGCATGTTCCGGCCCGGTGCCATGCAATGCGTGTCGTTCCACTGGTCCAAGATCCTAGGGCTGAGCCAGGGAGGAGCCATCCTCCACGACAACGACGAGGCCGACGCATGGCTGAGGCGTGCCAGATTCGATGGGCGCACAGAGGGCGTGGACCCAAAGCATGACAAGGTGCAGTACCCATCGTGGCACGCCTACCTGTCCCCCGAAGTCGCTGCGCACGGGCTGATGAAGCTGTCGCTGCTGCCCAGGCACAACCCGGACCTGCCGCGGTCCGACTACCCCGACCTATCAACCATGGAGGCCTTCAAGTGAGCGCCGAACTAACGACAGACACGCTCGCAGTGGGCGACAGGGATGGGATGGTGTGCCTTCAGTTCCCGAAGCCAGTGCAGTGGTGCACGCTGGACCCGGATACGGCCCGCAACGTTGGCGAGGCCATGGCGCGGCAGGCATACGTCACGCAGTACGGCGCGGCCCCCAGCCGATCGGCAATCACGGTAGCGATCCAGCAAAAGCTCATCAACCGTGTGTCGCTGCTGCTGCGCAACAGGCCAAACGAGCGGCCCGAGCTGACGGCGCACCGCCTAGTTGACATCGTTCTATCCGAGGTGGATCGATGAGCTGCGTAGCCATCATCCCTGCCCGAGGCGGAAGCGTCCGTATCCCGCGCAAGAACATCAAGGCCTTCCGCGGCAAGCCAATCATCGCCTACAGCATCCAGACAGCCATGGATAGTGGGCTGTTTGCCGCCGTCATCGTGAGCACGGATGACGATGAGATTGCCCTGACAGCGCTGAAGCTCGGCGCGCTGGTGAGTTGGCGGGATCCAGACGACGGCACAAAAGGAACCCAAGAGGTGGCCGGCGAGGTGCTGCGCAAGATGCCCGGCATTGACGAGGCGTGCGTGATCTACGCAACCGCACCGCTGTTGTGTATGGACGACCTCAAGGCAGCCAGAGACGCCGTGGTGCGCGGTGCTCAGTACGCAATGACCGTCGCGAATCCACTGGCGGATGCTGGTGCGGCGTACTGGGGCAAGGCAGATGCCTTCCGGCAGGGGGCGCCGCTGCTTGGGCCGAACACAGCAATGGTCGCGCTGCCGCCAGAGCGGGTGTGTGACATCAACACCCTGGACGACTGGTCTAGGGCAGAGCAACTCTTTGATGCGTTGAGGAGCGCAGCAGCATGAACACTGTGGAGTTCTGGTCCGGCGAGTTCGGCGATGAGTACGTTGACAGGAATCGGGTGGATTGGCAAAAGCGCGAGCACTTCTGGCGCGGAGTCATGCCCAAGGATGCGCGCACTGTGCTGGAGGTCGGTTGCAACATCGGCAGCAACCTCAAGGCCATTCGCTCGGCCTGCGACCTGCACCCAGTCGGCGTGGATGTGAACGAGAAGGCGCTACTGGAGGCGGCCGGCGCCGGGTTCGAGGTTCACCGCATGCCAGCGGCCGACATTGCCGAGCGCCTCGGTGTGGGGTCGTTCGATGTGGTGTTCACGGCCGGCGTGCTCATCCACATCGCCCCGGAGGATCTGGACCGCGTGATGGCGGCCATTGTGGCGGCGAGCAAACGCTACGTGATTGCCGTGGAGTACGCCCACCCGGAAGAGACGCATGTCACGTACCGTGGGCACGAGGGCAAGCTTTGGAAGCGCCCTTACGGCCAGCTCTATCAGGCGCTGGGGCTCACGCTCGATGGTTTCGGGTTCGTCGGACACGGCGAGGGCTTCGACAACTGCGCATGGTGGAGGCTCACCAAGTGAGCGCCATTCGCTGCAAAACCTGCGTGATGCCGTCGACCCGCCCTGACACGCCGTTCATCGACGGCGAGTGCTCGGCCTGCGTCAGCTACCGCAAGCGCCGAACCATCGATTGGGCCGCACGCGAAAAGGAGCTGCTGCAGATCCTGGACCGCCACGACGGCCGGTGCATCGTGCCCAGCTCTGGCGGCAAGGACAGCACATGGCAAGTGCTGAAGCTGCTCGAACTCGGCGCTGACGTGACGGTGGTCACTGCCCGCACATGCCACCTCACACCCATTGGTCGCGCCAACATCGACAACCTCGCGCGCTATGCCAGGACCATTGAGGTGGTGCCGAACATGACGGTGCGGGCGAAGTTGAACCGGCTCGGACTTGAGTTGGTCGGTGACATCTCCTGGCCAGAGCACTGTGCGATCTTTACCACGCCGTTCAACATGGCAAAGCAGCTTGGGATCTCGCTGCTGTTCTATGGCGAATGCCCGCAGGAGGCCTACGGCGGCCCGCTTGGCAGCGACGAGAACAAGCAGATGACGCTGCGCTGGCGCTCAGAGTTCGGCGGATTCCTTGGCTTGAGGCCCGCCGATTTCGTCGGCATGGAGGGCATCACCGAGCGGGACATGGTGGATTACACGATCCACGACCCTGCGTATCCGGTGGAGGCGTACTTTCTGGGGCAGTTCTACGAGTGGGACAGCCGGCGCAATGCGGCGGTGGCGATTGAGAGCGGAATGCAGCTGCTGGCAGACCGCCCATGCAACGGCAATGCGTGGGAGTTCGAGAACCTGGACAACGCACAAACAGGGCTGCACGACTACTTCATGCTGCTGAAGTACGGCTTCTCGCGTGGCACGCAGCAAGTGAGCGTGGATGTGCGAAGCGGCTTCATGTCTCGGGAGCCGGCGCTGCGCTTCGCCAAGAGTTCCGAGGGGTGCGGTCTGCCGTTGCAGTATGCCGGCGTCAGCCTCACCGAGGTGCTTGACCGCATCGGCATGACGCGCGCTCAACTGGATGCCTGCGTCGATAGGTTCACGAACAGGGCCATCCATGCTGGCTAAGCGCATCATTCCAACGATGCTCTGCCGCGGCCGCACCCTGGTGAAGGGCAAGCAGTTCGCCGGTGACCGCAGCATCGGCCATGTTCAGCAGGCGGCAAGAGTCCATGCCCGCAGGGGTGTGGACGAGCTTCTCATCCTGGACATCGGCGCCAGTAGGGAAGAGCGCGGTCCCGACCTGGAGATGGTGCGCGAGCTATCCGCCGAGTGCTACGTCCCGGTCACAGTTGGTGGCGGGGTGTGCCTGCTGGACGACATCGACGCGCTGCTGCGGGCCGGCGCGGACAAGGTGTCCATCTGCACCCATGCCACGGAGCCATTCATCCGTGCGGCGGCGGAGCACTTTGGCCGCCAGGCCATCACCGTAGTCGTAGAGCACGGCGACGAGTCGCTTGCGCAGACGGTTTACAGCGCATTGCGGGCCCAAGACGCAGGCGCCGGAGAAGTCATCGTCCAGTCCAGGCCCCGGGATGGGGCGCTGTGCGGGTATGACCTGCAGGTTGTGAGCGCCGTGTCCACGGCGCTGGATGTCCCCGTCATCGCCTCCGGGGGATGCGGTACGCCGGAGCACATGCACGAGGCCCTACAGGCTGGCGCCGATGCCGTGGCGGCCGGCGCCATGTTTGCGTTCACTGACCACACGCCTAGAAGTTGCGCGCAGTACCTGAGGACCAAGGGATGGGAGGTACGCCTATGAGGCTAATCAGCGCCTACAGCCACCCTGATGCGCTTCGGCGTCTGTACGACCTTCTGGCCGAGCGCAAGCCGGAGCAGTCGATCAGTCACAAGCGGATGCCCTCATGGGAGGAGCATGTGGCATTCGTGGAATCGAGGCCATATGAGGCGTGGTATCTCATCGACGTTGTGACGGAGAACGTCGATGACGTTGCGCTCATCACGGAGATAGCTGGGGCCGTGTACCTCTCAAGGCAGCGCGAGATCGGCATCGGGATTTTCGAGAGGTTCCGTGGCAACGGCTACGCGAGCCACGCAGTCAGATCGTTGATGACGCGCCACCCTGGCCGCTTCCTGGCAAACATCAACCCCGCCAACGAGCCGAGCATCAAGCTATTCCGCAGCCTAGGGTTTGGCGGCCCAATCCAAATCACGCTGGAGAAGCCATGACGCCGCTGATCGTGGCCGAGATGTCAGCGAACCATCTGGGCAGTCTGGACCGCGCCATGGCCATTGTGGACGCCGCAGCCGAGGCCGGCGCGAACGCGATCAAGCTGCAGACATGGGCCCCTGACACCATGTGCCTGGACCGCAGCTACACGCTACAGAGCGGGCCATGGGCGGGGCGCAAGCTGTTCGACCTGTACCGCGAGGCCTACACGCCTTGGGAATGGCACAGGCCGATCTTCGATCGCGCCAGGAGCAAGGGGCTGATCCCATTCAGCGCCGCATTCGATCGAGAGAGCGTGGACTTTCTCGAAACGCTGGGCGTGGATCGGCACAAGGTGGCGAGCTTTGAACTGACGGATCTGCCACTGATCCGCTATGCCGCCAGGACCGGGAAGCCGCTGATCATGAGTACGGGCATGGCGTCCGTGGCGGAGATCACCGCAGCCTACGCTGCCGCCAACAGCCGGCGCATCACGCTCCTGAAATGCACCAGCGCCTACCCGGCGACCGTGGATGATGCCAATCTCGCCACCATCCCGGACATGCGGCAGTGGCTGGGTTGCGATGTGGGGCTGTCTGACCACACGCCAGGTCATGAGGTGGCAGCGGCAGCAGCAGCGCTGGGAGCCACCATCATCGAGAAGCACCTCACGCTGAGCAGGGCAGATGAGGGGCCGGACGCCGGCTTCAGCATGGAGCCCGATGAGTTCGCGGCCATGGTCAAGGCGTGTCGAACCGCCGCTGCCGCCAGGGGAGCGCCGCACTACGGTTGCACGCCCAGCGAATCAACGGCGCTGCGCCGCAGCCTGTACATCGCCAGGGACATGAAGGCCGGAGAGATGCTGACGGCGGACAACCTGCGCACGGCTAGACCGGCATGCGGTCTCCCACCAGCAAAGTACCAAGTAGTCCTCGGCCAGACCATCAAGCAAGACGCAATGGCCGGAGCCCCATTGACCATGGAGCTGTTGGCATGAGCCAGATGATCCCGGCCAACATCGACACATTGCACATCCTGCGCGACCTGAACGGGTGGGGGTGGCGAGACTACAAGATTGAGATGGCGTGCGGCTTCTCGAAGGGCTACATCGCCCAGGTCAGGTGCCGCAACGTCAAGGAGATGACGTACGCCCGAGCAGCTCGGCTCTACAACTTCTGGCTCGCGGAATCAGAGACGCAGCTGGCCTCGTGCGTAACCTTGGGGATTCAACCTCTCGAAGAGACAACGAGCTGACAAGTTGGAACACTGGCGCCCCATGTAGTCATTACCTCGCTGCAGGGGCAGCCACATGGCTCGTCCGTCAAAGTTCAAGCTCGAATTCGTAGCGCAGGCTGAGAAGCTCTGCGCTCTTGGCGCTACTGATGTCGAGATTGCTGACTTCTTCGGGGTCAATGTAGCGACGCTGTACAGATGGAAAGCCGATCACTCCGAGTTCGGCGACGCCCTCAAGGTCGGCAAAGAGTCAGCTGACGAGCGCGTGGAGCGCAGCCTGTACTGGCGCGCAATGGGCTATGAGCACGACGAGGTGGACATCCGGGTTGTGAACGGCGAAGTGGTGCAGACGCCCATTCGCAAATACTACCCACCGGACACTACGGCGTGCATTTTCTGGCTGAAGAACCGTCGTAAAGAGCAGTGGCGCGACAAGGTGGAAACAGGGGTCACGGACAAGGAGGGCAACGATGTTGCCGCCGTTGATCCGACCGAGGCCGTGAGGCGCCTTGCGTTCCTGCTGGCAAAGGGGGCGCAGTCAAATGGCTGACGACCTCGCATCGCGGCGCGCGAAGCTGTTTGGCACACAGCCGCAGGGCCCGTCGCCCGAAGTTCTCGCGCTGCTGAACACAGTCAACGAGGCGCAGTCGGCGAATGCCGAACTGGCCCAGGCGCTGCGGGCCACGGTCAAGGATCTGACGGCCACCATCAAAGCCGAAGAGGCCGAAGAGAGCGCAGAGATTGCGGCACTCAAGGCCGAGTGCGCCTCGTGGATGGAGCGCTGCATGGCCGCCGAGGTGGAGAGGGCTCGGTATCAGGAGCGCGCGGCAGCCGCCGAGGAGGCCCTGGCCAGCGAGCGGTCAAGGCCGATGCCGCAGATGCCAGAGATGCCGGCCATGCCGGCGCCCGTGATCGATGCGGCCGCCATCGCTGCGGCGGTCATTGCGGCGATGCCTCAACCAGCAGTGCCCATGCCGCCTAAGGCATGGAGCTTGGATACCAAGGACTCGATGGGCAATCCGCGCCGAGTCCGAATCACACCGGAGTATTGAGATGCCGCTTGGCTCAACCATGGAGGCGGATGTCCTCAACCTGCTGTTGTGCGCGAAGGCCATTGCCAACATTGCAGACAACGCAGGGGCCAGCCCAAGCACCGCGGTGTGGGTGTCGCTGCACAGCGCAGACCCATCAAGCGGCACGCAGGGGACGAACGAGATCAGCGTGACCGGCTACGCCCGTGTGTCGGTGACTCGCAGCACCACCGGATGGGCGGTGAGTGGGTCGGGCCCAGCGACGGCCAATCCCGTGGCGGCGATCACATACGCAATCCTGACGAGCACAAGCACCGGGACCATCACGCATGCATCGGTGGGTCTGACCAGCGCGAGCACGGGCGGAAAGATAGTCGGCTGCGGCACGGTATCGCCAAACATCAACTACGGCCAGAACGTCACGCCGCAGCTGACCACGGCCAGCAGCTTCACGCTGAGCTAGGAGCACACCATGCCGCTGTACACCTTCGGCCGCAGCGCATTCAGCCTGAGCACTTCGGCTGACTCGCTCACCATCGCCAGCTCGAACAACCCACTGCGCATCATCATTGCGGACATCAAGGGCCTGGGCACCTCAAGCTCGGCCAACGAGGTGCTGATGTTCCGCGGCACCTCTGTGGGCAGCAGTGCGGCCGGCGGCAGCATCACCCCGAGCAAGGTCAACACCGGCAGCGCGGCGGCCACGTTCGCGGTCTACACCTCGTTCGCAAGCTCCACGCAGAGCACGGGCGGCGATGTGATGTGGCGCTTTGGAGTCAACGGCAACGGCGGGCAAGACAAGTTCGTCGCCGTCCCGGGGGCTGAGATTCCGATGCCGCGCAATGCATTCTTGTGCCTGCGTGCGGCGTCTGGCGCCGGCTCGGCGACCGTCAACTTCATGGTTGAAGAGGTAGATGGCTGATGTACGGCCGAGCCCTGCGTGCAGCACCTACGAAGGGGCGCCGGCAGGCTGCTCGCTTCGGTAAGGGCATCTCGCAGGAGGCGCCGCGGTACGCATTGCGGTTCCCGTCCAATGTGACGGGTAGCGACACCAGTGCGCCATACGTCGCCATTGAGTTTGCGGACCCACAGAACAACGGCCTGCCGATATGGGGCGCGTCGGGCGCGGGCATTACGGTCGTTAGGAAGATCAGCGTCATTCAGCAGACCGGCTACTACGCCCAGATATGGTGGTGCCAGGGCGATGGAGCGACGTTTGACCCGAGTGCCGGCTATTGGGGTGCTCACCCGTACCCGACGACCACGGACAACACGGGCACATCGCACGTCTGGGAACTCGCCACAGCAGGCGGTGGTGACTTCTTCAACAGCGCCGGCTCCTCGGATGTGAACCAGGGAACGGCCGTGACGAAGGGCGTGACGTACCAGCAAGGTATCCGCATCACGCGCGCCAACGCGAACAGCAAAACGGCTGTCTTCTACTTCAACCTGCCCAGCGTCAATGCTGCGGACAGGATCAACGTCGATATCACCATCGCAGGCTACGGCGAGACAAATCCGCCATCGCCGAAGCTCATCATCGGCGACTCCCCTTGGTACACGCACTATCAGCATGAGCGCGCCAGCATGGACTTGGACGCCATCAAGGTGTTCAACGCCGTGCTATCAGAGGCTGACATGCTGTCAGAGGCGAACGACTTCTCTAGGGTGGTCACAAGCGCCGGGCAATCCGCGATTTGGTGGGGCAAGCACGGCTTCCTCAGCGTTGACGACCTCACGTGCGACTTCGGCACGGGCCGTGCCTTCGCCTGGGCGAACAGCAACAAGGGCACCTTGGTGTCGAGGCTGTAGATGGCCGCCACCGTCTTCGTTTCCTCTGCCAAGGGCGCGGCCGACAACACGACCACGCTCGCGACAGATGCGTTCACCGTAGGCGGATCGAATCGCGTCCTCTATGTGCTGGCTGGCTCCGGTGCCGGCACGCCTGTTGATCCATCGGCCGTCAAGTGGGGCGGCAGCGGCGGCACCTCGCTGACGCAGCTCGGCAGCACGCTGAACATGGGCAGCAATGCCAAGGCGTCGCTGTGGAGGTTGATTGCTCCTGCCACCGGCTCCAACACGGTCCACGTCACCTGGGGCAGTGCTCAGGACGAGCGATGGATCATTGCCGTCCAGGTCCAGGATACGGACCAGACGACGCCGAACAACACGGTCGCGACAGCCACCGGCACAAATGCGTCCCCGACTGTCAACGCCACGAGCGTGTCAGGCAACCTGGTGCTCGACTTCGTGTCGTTCCTTGACATCGGCGGCGCCGGCTACGGGCTTACTGATGACGTGCCCGACGTGCTCCAGTCGCTGACTGGTGCTGGTGGCATCAGTGCGTTTGAGGGCGCGGGCGCCTCTCGCGAGACGGCGGCAGGTACATCCACCACGTGCTCGTGGACGGTTGGCGGCACGCTGGCCGGCGGGGGGTGGAGCCTCTTCGCCATGGCCGTCAATGATGCTGCGGCGGCGCCGCCAGACGACCCGAGGAACAACTACGACAACGGGGTTCCGGCGGGCTACCTCGTAGACATCGGCTTTGCGGCGCTCTACGGGCACGAGCAGCAGGGCATTCCGCTCGCGAACCGCGATTCGATCGCGTCGGCGGCCATGAGCGTGGCCGGCGCATCAACCACCACGATGACGGGTGCCGCGACCGGCGCCGGAGCCCTCAGCGCCGATGGCGTCTCGACAGTCGCCTTTACGTCGTCAACCGGCACCCTCGTCTCGGCCGCGGCGTCGATCGCGTCCACGGCCACGGTGTCGATGTCCGGGGCGTCCGTCAGTGCGGGGGCGTTAGATGCGCATGCCGTTGCAGATGCCGCCTGGGCGTCCGGCGGCGGGACCATTGTGTCCGCCGCCGCATCAATCACATCGTCCGCATCGGCATCGATGGCCGGCGCATCGACAAGCGCAGGGGCAGTTTCCATTGCCTCGGTGTCGGCGCCGTCGATGGTCGGCGCAGCAAGTGTGGCCGCCTCCCTGGGCATCGAGTCCGAGATCGTCGTGGACTGGTCATCGGAAGCCAGCGCACAGCAGCGTCGCGCCGAAGGGCCGCGACCACGCAGGGACATCGACACGGACCTGCTGCTCGACCTTGCGCAATCCATCCTCCCGCTACTGAGCCAACTTGGAGCCTGACATGGCATTCATCCCACAGGGCAACACAAGTCTGATCAAGGCCACGACGACCGCGAGCGCGGCCCAGCAGCCGTCAACGGGGAGCGTTCAAGGCTTCCGCCTCTACGCAGCCAGCACTGCGCTGTGCCTGTACGCCATTGGCGTAAGCACCGCGACGGCGGCGCTGCCAACGACCGGGACGGCTGCTGCAGGCATCCCGCTCCCGGGTAACACGCCTATCGACGTACAGGCCCCGCCCAACGGCTGGATCAGCGTCATCACCTCCACGGCAGGCGGCACGGCAGACGTGTACGTGACGCCGGGAACCGTCGCCTGACGGCATCAGGCAACTCCGCCAGCAATCAGCACCAGCAAGGAGATTCATCGTGGCGTACGCCAACAAGATCTTTACCAGCCTGTTCGGCCGCCGCCTCGGCCTGCAGAACATGAGTACCACGGAGAGTGGCGGCTCGCGCGGCTTCCAAGAGTACCTGGTGGGCCCGGAGGAGTTGCGCGTCGGCGTGACGACTGCGGAGACGACAAGTACCAACCTCAACCCGCATGGCATCAGCCGGTTGCCGGGCACCAGTGCCGCATCCAGTGCGGTCTACACCATCGATCCGCCCGTCCCTGGCGTGCGCAAGTTGGTCATGGGTACGACCGACAACGGCCCTGTGTACCTCAAGACGGTGAACAACGAAACCATCGTCACCACGGCGGGCTCGTCGTTCACGACCGTCAAGGTATCCAGCGTGGGCGGCGTGTTCGAGCTGGTCGGCTTGACCACAGCGATCTGGCTGGGCCTGAACCTGACCACGGGCACTTCATCTCAGGCTAGCGGTTTCGGCCTGACCACATCCACCTGACCGGAACTGAGGAGGAGACTCAATGTCCGAGAAGAAGGTTGCGCTCATCGGCTCCGCCCCGGCGAGCATTCGTCTTGCCCCCTACCACGATCCAGAGTGGGAGATATGGGCCTGCTCGCCCGGCACTTACGGCGTGATGCCGCGAGTGAATGCGTTCTTCGAGCTGCATCTGTGGGAGCCTGGGCAGCCGTGGTTCAGTCCTGAGTATGTGCAGTGGCTAACCGCGCTTCCTGGCCGAGGAGTGAAGCTGTGGGTGGGCAATGCGCAGGTTCCGGTCCCTGGCGCCAGCGTTCTGCCACACGAAGACATCATTGCCGAGTTCGACCCGAATCGCTGGTTCTGCACGTCCAGCCTGTTCTGGATGATGGCTATGGCGATCAAGGAGGGCGCTACCAAGATCGGCTTCTGGGGCGTGGATATGGCCGCCACGGAAGAGTACGAGATGCAGCGCGCCGGCATCCATTACATGGCCTACCTTGCCCGCGCTCGCGGCATCGAGGTGGGTGCACCACACGAGTCCGATCTCTTCACGCCGCGCTTCCGCTACGGGATCGATGAGTGGACGCACTCATACCGCAAGCTGCGTGCTCGCAGGATCGAGTTGGAGAACCGCCGCGTCATGGTGGCCAACGAATCGCACGCCAAGCAGCTTGAAGAGGCATTCCTGCGTGGGGCTTTAGATGACCTGAAGTACGTGAACGACACCTGGGCGGACAAGGGTGAGTACCTTGGTCCGGCACAAGGCGCGCCCGCGTTGACAGGGGCTGCGTGAGCACACTGGACGACCTCCTTGCGCGCGTGGCCGGGCTGCCTGCTGCTCAGCAGGAGCAGGTGCGCGCGGAGGTCGTGGCGCTCACAAAGAGCATGAAGTGGGTGCCCAATCCTGGCCCCCAGACAGACGCCTACTTCTCGAAGGCCGATGTGCTGCTGTACGGCGGGGAGCCCGGCGGCGGGAAGTCGCAACTCATCCTCGGCCTGGCGTTCAACGAGCATCAGAAGACGCTCATCATGCGCCGTGAGTATGCGGACCTGGACGGCATCATCAACGATGCGCTGAAGATCCACGGCAGCCGCGACGGGTTCAACGGCTCGCCGCCGCCCAAGCTGCGCATCAGCGACAAGCAGTTGATCAGCTTCGCGGCAGCCCACCGGGTGGGCGACGAGCAGGGGCAGATGGGCAAGGGGCGCGATCTCATCGGCATCGATGAGGCCACTCACTTCGCCAAGAGCCAGATCCGGTTTGTGATGGGATGGAACCGCACCGACGACCCGAACCAGCGGTGTCGCGTGGTGCTGGCCACAAACCCGCCACTGAGCCCCGAGGGGCTGTGGGTCATTGAGATGTTCGCCCCCTGGCTGGACCCGCAGTTTCCGGACCCGGCCAAGCCCGGCGAGCTGCGCTGGGTCATCTCCGACGATGACGGCAACGACCGCTGGGTGGAAGGCCCGGGCGAGTACGAAGTGATGGTGGCCGGCAAGCAGAAGCAGGTGAGGGCCATGAGCCGCACCTACATCCCTGCGTCGGTCAAGGACAACCCTTACTACGTCGCCAGCGGGTACGAGGCTCAGCTGGACGCCATGCCGGAGCCGTATCGCTCATTGCTGATGGGCGGCTTCCGTACGGCATTCAAGGACCAGCCGAACCAGATCATCCCAACCTCCTGGGTGACGCAAGCCCAGCAACGGTGGACAGCGGAGCCGCCGAAGTTCATGAACCGGCACGGGCAGCCGGTCCCGGTCCCGATGTGCGCTCTTGCTGTGGATGCCTCCGGGGGTGGCGATGACCCAATGATCGTGGCGGTCCGTCATGACGGTTGGTTTGGCGAGTTGCACGAGACGCCAGGCAAGGACATCCCGCAGAACCGCGCAGGATCGTTCTGCGGCGGCATCGTGCTTGGGCTGCGGCGTGACAGGGCGTCAGTCACCATCGACATGGGCGGCGGCTACGGGGCGCCCGTGCTGGAGCACCTGGAAGACAACGGTGTGTCGTGCCATGCGTACAAGGGCGCGGAGGCGGCCACGTGGCGCGGCGGTGAAGGCAAACTGCGCTTTGTGAATACCCGGACGGCGGCCCTGTGGTGCCTGCGTGAGGCGCTAGACCCTGGGCAGCCCGGGGGCTCAACGATTGCACTGCCGCCGGATCCGAGATTGGTTGCCGACCTCACGGCGCCCACCTTTGAGACGACGCCCAACGGCATCAAGGCCGAGCCCAAAGAGAAGGTATGCGAGCGACTGGGCCGCTCCACCGACAGGGGCGATGCTGTCGTGATGGCGTGGTGGGAAGGGCCGCGGCACTCAACACACATTGCCGACTGGCTCGACATGCACAAGTCGGGGCATCACATCGTGAAGAAGCCACAGGTGTTGACTGGTGGCCGCGTGCCGCTGTCTGCTCGGGGACGCTCATGAACTACCAGCGCGAATTGGTGGCCAACGTCTTGGGTGAGCTGAAGCCATTGCTTGAGCGGCACTACCGTGAGATCGCTCATTACCAGGACATCCCGCTAGATCCCGATTACGGGTTCTACGCGGATGCTCCACACATTCGCATGTTCACGGTACGGGACGAGGGCAAGCTGATCGGCTACGGCTTGTTCCACGTGTCTCGGAACAAGCACTACATGGGCAGCCTGCAGGCGGTGCAGGACATCCTGTTCATCCTCCCCGAATACCGGGGCACCGTCACGGGCCCGCGCCTCATCCGGTATTGCGACGAGCAGTTGCGCGCCGAGGGGTGCCAAGTGGTCTACCAGCACGTAAAGACGGCGCACAACTTCGGCCCCCTCTTGGAGCGCCAGGGGTACGAGCTGGTGGACCTCATCTATGCAAAGCGATTGGACAAGGAGTAAGCCATGGGTGCAGTAGCGGCGGCAGCGGCAGCATTTTTTGAGGGCGGCGCGGCGGCGGCGGGCACGGCCGCAGCGGGTACGGCTGCAGCAGGCACGGCCGCGGCTGGCACTGCGGCAGCGGCAGGTACGGCGGCAGCGGCAGGGACAAGCATCGGCTCCATGGCGCTGCAGAGCGCGGCGATCGGACTCGGCCTTGGGGCGGTGAACAAGATGCTCGCACCGGACCTGCCTGAGCTGAAGGGGCCGTCAGCCATGCCGGACCCATTGGAGATGCAGAAGGCGCAAGAGCGTTCGATCATCGAGCAGATGGCACGACGCGGGCGGCAGTCCACCATCATGACCAATCCCGGCGGCGCCCAGACCCTTGGGGGGTGACATGGACGCCAAACAGTTGTGCCAGCTGGCCGACGAGCTGTTCGAGAAGAAGCTCCCGCTGAACACCCTGCATCAGGAGATCGCGGACAACTTCTACCCGGAGCGGGCCGAGTTCACGTTCAAGCGCGACCTGGGGGCCGACTTCGCGGCCAATCTCATGTCGTCCTATCCGGTCGTGTGCCGGCGCGAGTTGGGCAATCAGCTCGGCACCATGCTCAGGCCGACTGCCCGCCCGTGGTTCCATCCCAAGCGGCGCCACGAGCCGCGCGAGAAGGAAGACAACGAGACGCTCCAATGGCTGGAGTGGTTCGAGGAAACGCAGCGCCGGGCAATGTATGACCCGCTGTCCATGCTGACCCGGGCCACCAAAGAGGCGGATCACGACTTCGCGGCGTTCGGCCAGCCCGTGCTCAGCGTGGAGATGAACTACCGTGACAACGCGCTCCTGTACCGCTGCTGGCACCTGAGGGATGTCTGTTGGGAAGAGGACGAGCGCGGCGCCGTGGGGGCGGTGTTTCGCAAGTGGAAGCCAACAGCCCACGTAGCCGACCGGACGTTTCACGACAAGGTCCACCAGAAGGTGAAGGATCTTCTGATCAAGACGCCCTTCGAGCAGGTGGACTTCATGCACATGGTCGTGCCGGCCGAGATGTATGACGACGAAGCTCGCGGGCGTCCGCGCTGGTCCATCTGGTACGACTGCACAAACAAGCACCTGATCGAGGCCGTCCCCATCTGGGGGCGTCATTACGTCATCCCGCGCTGGCAGACCGTCTCGGGCTCGCAGTACGCCTATTCGCCCGCCACGGTATGTGGCCTGCCGGACGCGCGTCTGCTGCAGGCGATGACGTACACCTTATTGGAGGCCGGCGAGAAGGCGGCGAGCCCACCGATGGTGGCGACCATGGAGGCCGTCAAGAGTGACCTCGCGCTCTTCGCCGGAGGCGTGACGTGGGTTGACCGGGACTACGACGAGAAGACGGGCGAGGCGTTGCGCCCGATCACGCAAGACTTCCGCGGCCTGCAGTACGGCCTGCAGATGAACGCCGACACCCGGGCCATGTTGCACAAGGCGTTCTTTCTGGACGCACTCACGCTGCCACAGCGCGCCCCGGAAATGACGGCCTACGAGGTAGGCCAGCGGGTGCAGGAGTACATCCGCAACGCGCTGCCCATCTTCGAGCCGATGGAGATGGAATACAACGCGGCGTTGTGCGACGAGAGCTTCGAGTTGCTGTGGCGCAATGGCGCGTTCGGCGACCCGAAAACATGGCCGCGGTCCCTGCGCGGAGCCGAGATCGACTTCGGGTTCGAGAGCCCGCTGCATGACGCTATCGAGCAGATGAAGGGCCAGAAGTTCCAGGAGGCCGGGCAACTCATCGCCGGGGCGATCGCGCTCGATCCGACCGTGGCCTATCTTCCGAAGGCCGAGGTGGCATTGCGCGATGCGCTCACCGGGATCGGTGTGCCGGCCACGTGGCTTCGCAGCGAGTCCGAGGTTCAGCAGAAGAAGGACCAGACAGAGGCACAGGCCCGCGCCGCCCAAGCGCTGCAGGCCATGGAGCAAGGTTCGGTGGTGGCGAAGAACCTGGGGCAGTCCGGCATGGTGCCGACCGCCCAAACGGCGGGAGCGGTCTGATTGTCACAGTCAACGCCGAAGCCGTTGCCAGTCAGGCCGCTCACGCGAGACGCGAGCCAGCCGGCGCCCATCAGCCTGTTCATCGCGACGGCATGCCGCGCGTTGGCATCTGGTACAGCCAACGAGCACCAGCAGAAGGAGCTGTTCAAGTGGCTGGTTTTCCAGGCGTGCGGCAAAGCACTTCCGGCCTACCAGCAGAACGACCGGGACACCGCGTTCATGCTGGGCCGCCATTTCGTTGCAGACCAGCTGAATGGGCTGCTCACTGTTGACCTTGAAGCCTTGAGGAGGGCTGAATGAAGATGCGACATAGTTTGATGGCCGAGAACAACGAGCCATCCGCAGGCGGCGGTACGCCGGCACCACAGCCGGCGGATACCACCACAGCCCCTGCGGCGCCGGCCGTCCAGGCTCCGGCTCCGGCGGCGGCTACGCCACCAGCCGCGCAAACACCAGCAGCATCCGCCCCGGCGACTCAGGCGGCCCAGCCAACAGAGCCGAAAGGCTACTGGCCGGACGACTGGCGCACGCGCGCATCCAAGGGGGATGACAAGCTGCTGGCCCGCTTCAGCCGGTACGGCTCGCCCGAGGATGCGCTGGAGGCGCTGATTCACGCGCAGAACCGCATCAATGCGGGTGAGCTGAAGCCGACCCTAGGCAAGGATGCAACGGCCGAACAACTGGCCGAGTGGCGTCAGGCGCACGGCATCCCGGACGCGCCGGACAAGTACGACGTGGCCGACCTGGGCAACGGGCTCAAGGTACCGGAGGCGGACAAGCCGCTGATCGACAAGATCCTTGCCGCGGCGCATGCCAGCAACCAGACGCCGGACCAGATCAAGGCCTCGTTGCGCGCGTTCTACGAAGTGCGCGACATGGTGGACGCGCATACGTCCGAAAAGGACCGTCAGGCCGAGGCAAGCGGAACTGAGGCGCTGCGCCAGGAGTGGGGCGCCGAGTACCGCGTCCATTCCAACCTCATCGAGAACCTGCTCGCCGGCACGGCAGGGGAGATGAAGGACCAGCTGCAGAACGCCAGACTGCCGGATGGCACGCTGCTCAAGCACTCGCCGGCCGCTCAGAAGTTCTTGCTGAGCCTCGCGCTGATCCAGAACCCGCTCGGCACGCTTGTCCCGAGCGGCGGCAATCCGGCGCAAGGCATCCGCGAGGAGCTGGACCGTATCGCCAAGGTCCGACGCGAGAACCGTGTCACGTACAACAAGGACGTGAAGATGCAGGAGCGCGAGCGCGAGTTGCTCGGTGCGGCCATGAAGGCCGGGATCATGGACGAGCGAGGCAACTGGAAACAGGCGACGTAATCCGTCGGGTCGGCATGGGAGGCTTCACGTCAACCCGCCACCTCGCGCCAGGTGGCCGCCTCACGTATCCGGGTTCCATGCCGACTGCGGACGCTTGGATTTTAGTGAGTCTGAATGGAATCGCCTAATTAGCTGGACCCGCACAAGCGGGCAATGAGAGAGTTGCCCCGCACCAGTAGCAAGGCGCCAGAGGGCGCAGGCGGCCGGCCCCGCAAGGTCACCCCGGCCCTGCCTCGATGGACACCCCGAGCGACGGTTGAACCCAATCGTTTCTCCTCAAGGAGTCCAGCATGGCGGATACCGCCTTCCAAGTTCAATACCGCCAGGAGTTCATCCAGGCGTTCGAGCAGCACCAATCGCTGCTTCGCGATACGGTCACCACCGATTACGAGATGCGCGGCAATCAGGTCGTGTTCCTCGTGGCCGGCTCTGGATCTGCATCGGCCGTCACCCGCGGCGTGAATGGCACGATCCCGGCCCGCACCGATGACCTGAACCAGAACACTTGCACGCTGCAAGAGTGGCACGACCTCGTGCGCAAGACGGGCTTCAACGTCTTCGCCTCGCAGGGCAACCAGCGCGCCATCATGCAGATGACCACGATGGCGGTCCTCAATCGCAAGATCGATGACCTCATCATCAACGTGCTGAATACCGGCACGGTGGCCATCGGGTCGTCCAGCACGATCCCCAGCGTGTCGCTGTTCCAGAACGGCCGGGTGAAGCTGTCGAATGCGTCCGTTCCGTGGGATAGCAATGTCACGTTGCTGTGCCAGCCATCGTTCATCGCCTACCTGGAGCAGGCCCCCGAGTTCGCGAACGCTCAGTATGTGGACGTGCGGCCCTATGCCGGCCAGGAGAACGCCTCCTGGAAGGACAAGCCGATGGCCTACCGGTGGCGCAATTGCCTGCTCATCGAGCACCCGAACTTGCCGGGCAAGGGCACATCCAGCGAGAAGAACTTCCTGTATCACAAGTCCGCCGCGGGCCACGCGATGGACACCGCCGGCGTGCAGACCCCGGTCGGCTATGACGATCAGCAGGACTATTCCTGGGCGCGCGCAACAGCCTACATGGGCTCGGTGCTGCTCCAAAACTCGGGCGTGGTCGTGATCACGGCCGACGGCTCGGCCTACGCGTAAGGAGCACAGACATGGCCTACTCCGGCTCTACCGCCGCAACCACGGTTGCGAACCCGCCTCGCCGCATCGTTGGCGGCATTGCAACGCCCCCGCAGAGCACCAGTCTCACGACCGCACCGACCCGCAGCCCGGGCGGCCAGGGTGGGAGCATCTGGTACTACTGCTCCACCAACGCAACCACGGACCTGACGGCGTCCAACTTCTTTACCGACGGCTGGTACCTGGGCATGCGTCCGGGTGACATGGTGATGGGCTGCCAGTTCACTTCGGCGGCGTCGTCTGTCGTCACGTTCTGGGGGGCCATTGCATCGGCGAGCACGTCAGGCGCCAGCCTGTCCACGGGTTCGCTGGTGACCTCGACCTTCAGCTGATACCGCGCGAGCGGTTGCCTTCGGGGTCGGGGCGCATGCCTCGGCCCTTTTTCATATCCGAGGAGTGACATGGCGGAGCAAAAGCGGGCGGTGGTCGTGATCGATCAGCGCATGAAATCTGCAGAGTACGAACGCAACGTCTGGGTGGTCAACGCCGAGCACGGGACGATCGTCAATGACGTGCTGGAGCCGGCGTATTGGGCGCACGTAGCCCAGAAGCTGCGGCCGTATGACCGCATCGAAGTGCGCGTGGATTCTGGCGAGTGGCTACTGGAGCTGATGGTTCTGGGCTGTGACCGCAACTGGGCTCGCGTGCACGTCCTGCATCGCTACGAGCTTGGGCCGGTGGAGGCCGAACTTCCCGCGGCACAGAAGCACAAGGTTGAATGGAAGGGTCCGCAGCTGAAGTGGTGCGTGATCCGCGTGTCTGATAGCGAGATCATCGTTCGCGGCCTGGACAAGGGCCAGGCGTTCGCCGAGATGGGGCGCCATGAGCGCGCCACGGTGTGACCACCAAGCTCACGATCTACAACGGCGCGCTCCTGATTTGCAAGGAGCGCTTCCTCGCGTCCACCAGCGAGGAGCGTGAGCCGCGCCGTCTGTTGGATCACGTCTGGGACAACGGCGGCATCAGGTCGTGCCTGGAAGAGGGCCAGTGGCACTTCGCCATGCGGACGGTCCAGATCGACTACGACCCCTCCATTGAGCCAGACTTCGGCTACCGGCGCGCGTTCGAGAAGCCGACGGACTGGGTTCGGACGTCGGCGTTGTGTTCTGACGAATACCTCAACGTGCCGCTGACGCAGTACACGGATGAGGCCGGGTATTGGTACGCCGACCTCGACGCGTTGTTCATCCGTTACGTCAGCGACGACACGGACTACGGGCTCGACCTGAACAAGTGGCCTGAGAGCTTCTCCAGGTTCGTGGAAGCGCACTTCGCCGGCCAGATCATCGGCAAGCTGTCCGGGGGTCAAGAGCGGGAGGCAGAGGTATTTGCGAAGCGTCGGGAGGCGCTGTTGCAGGCGAAGTCCAAGGCAGCGCAGACGCAGCCGACGAGGTTCGCGGCGCAGGGCGCGTGGACATCGTCACGCCGTCGGTTCGCTGGCGGGAATGACCGCGGCGGGCGCGGATCGCTGATCGGCTGAGATGGCGACGATGCTTGCCTTCAACCATGGCTTGGTCTCCAGGCTTGGGCTGGCGCGCGTCGATCTGAAGCGTCTGGCACTGTCCGCCGAGACCATGACGAACTGGATGCCGAAGGTACTCGGGCCAATGTTCGTCCGGGTAGGCACAGCCTACATCGGGACGATGGCCGGCAACGCGGCAGCGAAGCTCATCCCCTTTGTGTTCAGCACGACCGATACCGCCCTGCTGGAGCTGACGGCATCGACGTTGCGCATTTGGAGCAGTGATGCGCTGTTGACTCGCCCATCAGTCTCTACGTCGGTCACAAACGGCACGTTCAACACGGACGTTGCGAGCTGGACAGACAACGACGAGGTGGGGGCCACATCGTCCTGGGTGTCGCCTGGGTACATGCAACTCACCGGTAACGGGACGGCCCGCGCCATCCGCGACCAGCAGGTAACGGTAGGCGCCAGCGACAGGGGCGCGGAGCACGCGCTTCGCGTCGTGATCGCGCGCGGCCCGGTCTACATCAGGGTTGGTTCCACGTCTGGCGGGGACGAGTACATCTCCGAGACGAAGCTGGACACCGGGACGCACTCGCTGGCGTTCACCCCGACCGGGGACTTCTACATCCGATTCTTCAGCAGCCGCATCCCTGTGGTGTGGGTGGACAGCGTGACCGTGGAATCGGCCGGTACGGTCACCTTGCCGACCCCATGGGGCGCATCGGACCTGGACAACATCCGGACCGACCAATCGGGGGACGTGGTGTACGTCGCGTGCGCAGGCCACCAGCAGCGCAAGATCGAGCGGCGCGGCACCAGCCCGAATGCTCGCTCATGGTCGGTCGTGACCTACACCTCGCCCGACGGCCCGTTCTTTGTGCAGAACACGTCCGCTGTGACGCTGGCGCCGAGCGCGCTGACCGGGAACATCACGGTTACGGCATCGCAGGCGGTATTCAAGTCCACGCATGTGGGCGCGTTGTTCAGCCTCACATCGCAGGGGCAGGTCGTCACGACCACATCGACAGTAAGCGGGACCGCCACCGGGTCCATTCGCGTCGCTGGGGTAAGCACCTCCCGCGTGTTCTCGATTGTCATCACTGGCAACGCCTCTGGTTCTACGGTGGATCTCCAGCGGTCCTATGACAACGCCACGTGGTCTAACGTCGGGGCGCCGCACAGTTACACCGCAGATGTCACGGACACGGCAGATGATGAACTCGCCAACCAGATCGTCTACTACCGACTGATCCTCACCACGCGTGTCGCACCCGATACGGTGACGATGGAGTTGCGTATCGGTAGCGGCAGCGTGCGCGGCATCGTCCGAGTGACTGGCTACACCAGCCCCACGCAGGTAAGTGCAGAGGCCCTCACGGCACTTGGCGGCACATCGGCCAACTCGGTGTGGCAGGAGGGTCAGTGGTCTGACCGCGCCGGCTGGCCGACATCTGTGCTGCTGCACGAGGGGCGTTTGTGGTGGGCCGGCAAGAGCGGCGTCTGGGGCTCCGTGTCGGACGCCTATGACTCGTTCGATGAGACGGTGGTCGGCGACTCCGGCCCGATCAATCGCACCATAGGCTCGGGCCCGGTGGACACCATTAATTGGATGCTGTCCATGAAGCGCCTGATCCTCGGCGCTCAGGGTTCCGAGATCGCGCTCAAGTCCTCCTCTTTGGAAGAGCCGCTTACGCCCACCAACTTCGGGATGAACGAGACATCCACGCAGGGGTCGGGCGCGGTGAGCCCCGCGAAGATCGACAAATCGGGCTACTTCGTCAACCGGACCGGCTCCAAGGTGTTCGAGCTGGCGTTCGACCTCAAGTCATACGACTACGAGGCCATCGACATTCTGGAGATCGTTCCCGAGTTGGGGCGTCCCTCCGTCGTGCGACTCGCTGTTCAGCGGCAGCCGGACACGCGCCTGCACTGCGTGCGCTCCGACGGCGTGGTGATCATCGCCGTGGTTAACCGCAAGGAGGATGTGCTCGCCTGGGTGCAG